CTATCGCCAGTGAGCGTCATTTGAATTGGTTCGTCGCTCATTTCCTGGCCTTCCAAATATGCCGCGTAGGCGACTCTCGACGTCTTCCGCGCGGGCGCCTTGCTGCGTCTCGTCGCGAATCCGATGTTCGGCGAGATAGAACCCCATCCACTCTGTCAGTTGCGCGCTCGTCAGGCTCGCCAGCATGACGTCGACATTGACCTGGCCCAGCTCGCGCGCTAAACGGTAGGCGAAATATCGGCGCGGCTGGGCTCGGAGTTTTTTGCGCTGGTGTCGATTGCCTGCTCGTCCAAGGCATTGAGCTTGTGCCCGGCCATGACGATCCGGTTGACCGCCAATGCGCTTTTCCCAGCAATGACCCGCGCCTGGTCCATGGTCGCCAGCGAGGCGCCATTCGCATCGCAGAGGTAAGCGGCGAGCGCTCCAACGAGGCGCTCTCGCGCGATAGCGGTCTCATCGCCCTCAATATTGCGCAGGGAGCCGGCGAGGTTTACGGACTCCAGGCCCGAGAGCTGCCGCACGAACACGGTGCCGCCCCATTCGGGAACGGGAACCTCGGCAACCTTGTCTTCCTTGGCCTCCAGGATCTGCTCGATAGTGAGGCTCATGCGAACCACGCGGGCGCATTCGTGACGCGCAGAGTCACGCTGTTCGTCACGGCGCCGTCAGGCTGCACGCCCGCGAAGCTGTACTGCTTGACGAACGCCATGAAGGCCGCGGTTGTGCCGTCCGAGAGTGTGATTGAAAACGGCGCGACCGTGGAAGATGCCTTCAGGGAGCGCAGTCGCGTCTGTCCGGTGTCGGAGACCTGCTGAGTAGTAAAGGTCACCTGTCCGAAATCCTGCAATCCCTGAAGGAATTCCTTCGCTGGCGATTGCAAGTGCGTCGTGTCGATCTCGGACGCCTGGCCGTCGAAGCCTTGAATGTTGGTGATTGCGGAAACGCCGATCATGGTCCATTTCTGCAGGGACCCGCCAGAGACCCACGTGGCATTTCCTGTGCCATCCTCGCCCTTGAGGCTGACCGTCGTGCCCGTGACCGGGGAAGCCACGAATGCGCGGTTGTTCAGTACCGTTGGGCCAACGAACATAGAGGCAACGATGATGTCGCCAGCCGTGAGGGTATTCGTTGCCGTGAGGACAACGGGACTTGCCGCCGTTGCCGCGGTAACGCTTATTGCCGTTCCAGAGATCGCGCTCCCAACGGACAGGGTTGCGCCTTGGCCCTTGATTGCCATGTAGGTAGCTCCAAGAATGAAAAACCCAGCTAGTGGGTCGTGAGTGGCTGGACTTACTTCCAGACTTGAAAGATGTAGCCGTACCGGAAAACCCCGGCGTCAGGCTGGAACTCGAATACCCCTGCGACGTGCGAGAGGCACAAATGCCCGAGCGCTTCCAAAGCGCTGCGGCAGGCATTCGCTATTGCAGAGGCGTCCTGATAGTTGAATGCGTACGCATCCAGTTGCACGGTGCAGCGATCCAGCCCGCCGTTTCCGGTCAAATGGTTCTGCGGCTCGATTGAGATGAGTGTCAGAACTACATAGGGAAAGCTCTCGCCCTGCTGAGCCTGGAGCGGGCCAACGCGATCCTGTATGAGATCCGTTACGGCGCTCGTTCCCATGAGCGCGTCGCGGACGATCTTGAGCGGCATCAGTTCGGGCTCTCGCCTTCGATAACCGTGACGCTCAATTCCTTGTGCCGCTCTTCGAGATCGCTGACGTTCGTGATGTTGAGAAATCGACCGTCGTGAACGATGCGCATCGTCGCCTTGATGTCGGGGCGATAGCGCATCCCGAGCGTGAAGGTCGACTGCGCGCGGACGGCTCCGGCCGTTTCGATCTCTTTGCCGCCAGTTCCCTCGATGGAGAAGCGCACGGGGGAGACATCCCGCCAAGCCGTGAGCTGTCCGCCGTACTCGTCGCGCGCGCCTGAACGCTCCTGAAGCATTCCGACTTTTCGCAGCGACCCGGCCCTCACAGCAGCTCCACGACGTACGGATCTATCAGGCTGTCGATATACGGGAGTTCGGAGACGGTGATTCTCGTGCCTACTACGACTTCCTCGCGGTTCTCGTAGAGCGTCCCGACACGCAGCTTCACCCACGTGAGAATGTCTTCCGGGATGTTGGTCGCGTCATCCCCGAAACCGGTGACGTATTTGACGCGAACGCTTCCAATCTGCGGCAGGTTGATCGGCCATATCTTCCCGAAAACGGGCGTGATGCGCGTGAGATCATCGACACGCTGAGTGCCGCTACCTGTGAGATCGACGTAGTCGGTGATCGGCATGGTCTGCGTCGTGCCGTCCATCGCCGTGTACTGAATCGAGACGATCGACTGGACCGGGGGCCGTTCCAGAATGATGGCGTGTCCCGGTAGAGAGTACGTCTCCCCATAGGGAACGCCGAACTGCGACGGGCCCGGGAAGGAGTCGAGCGTCAGCTGCCACGTCTGCGTGATCAGCGATCGACGCAGTTTTGTTTCCGCAAACGACCGGGCGGCTTTAATGAGCGCCTTGACGAGATTGTCGTCGGCGTTCGTATCGATGCGCGCCCATGCTTTGGCATCCGCGAGCGTCAGCGGCTCCGCTGTCGGCGCGGTGATGAGTTGAAGAGGCATGAAGAACGGGGCGGCCGAAACCGCCCCTTAACTTCAGACGACCTGAACGACGCCAGCCTGATTGAAGGCCGCAGCATCTTCGAAGCGCGCATACGCCCCGAACAACGTGCCTCCGACCAGACTCGCCGCGGTACCGACCGTGATTGACAGCTGGACGAACGCGAAAGCGTTCTCCGTGTCGAGGTCGGCCACCTTGACGTTGATCATCGCCTGTTTGTTGTCGCCGGAGGCTTTCAGGATCTGCGTGATCGCCTTGCCGGTGATGTCCTTGGCGCCGGTACCGGCGTTGTCAGTCGCCTGCTGGAGCTTCGCATCCACAGTGGCGGAGGCGCCCAGTACACCGGTCTGGATCAGCGCAAGCAGCGCGTGGTGATTTTTGACCGCCACCCATCCGGAGGTTGCGGCGCCAGCGGCCTGGCTGACGGGGTTGATCGTCGCGAGCACCGACAGATGCTCGCTCGGCTTTGCATTCGGAGTCATGGAAATGTCCTCGTAAAAGGGAGAGAGCCCCGACTTGAGTCGGGGCTATGAGCCGTTGGGATTACCGCGCGCCGAGCTGGATGAACGGCGAGAGGGTGTTGCTGCCCTTTGCCTGAGCGATGGGCGCCGCGATCTTCGGCTGCCCGTCAACCCGGAAGGTCGCCCGCAGTGCCGTGGCGTCTGCATCGAAGTACAGATGCATGGAGGTCGCGGTCTGCACTCCGCCCGCCTTTTGGATCGTGCGATACCAGCTGGGCACGAAGAGCAGGATGTCGCCCGCGCTGGTGAATGCCGCGGCGTGCTGGCTCACATTGATCGGACGCCCGAGCAACGTGCCGTAGGGGCTGGCCTGAATCCCGCCAGTGCTGGGGCTGCCGGTGGGCAGGTAGATCGGGTAGCTGCCCAGGGTGAGCGTGAACAGCGCCGGCAGCGCATCCGGAGTGATGAACCACTGCGCTTCGGCGAACGCACCGGGAGGAAGGCGCGCAACCATGTTGACGAGGTTCATCGCCGAAATGGTGAGCGTGGCCTGCCCGGCGTCCTTCGCGACCGTGACGGCTGCCGCGCTCTTGTAAGCGCCCGCCGGTTGGCCGTTGCCGTTGCCGAACAGAATGGCCTCGTTCGTCTTCCAGCGAATCGAGCGCCCCATCAACGGGGTGGTGTAGGCATCCAGTGCCGGGCCGTCCGAGATGAGCTCATCCGTCAGGGCGACGAGTGCCATCAGCTTGGACAGACGAAGGGTCGTGGTGCCGATTTTCGGCTTCGTCACCGTGGCCGCGGTGGCTTCCGCCTGCCAGTAGGCTCGGACGCCATCGGCGCCCCATGGGGTCGTTTCGTCCTTCGGGAATACCATACTGTTGCCCGATACCGGCGTGGTGTCGGTCAGCGGCAGCAGCGCGTCGTCCGTGAGGGACAGCGTGTAGATGTTCTGCGAATACTCGGGGGGAATCGCGAAACCGCCGTCCTGGCCAACGCCCTCGGAGCCGAAGGTCGAAGGAACCGCGGCGACGATCGCGAGACGCGGATCGACGGCACCATTCACCTCGGCGCGGATGACAGCCTGCGCGAAGTGACCGAAGCTCTCGAAGCCGCGGCGGGGGTCCGCCAGGAGGCGCGGCTCGCCACCCTCAACACGGGTCGCATTCGGAACGTCGAGCACGCCAAGCGCCTGCTCTTCGGCGACAAGCGCCTCTTCGCGCTCGATGGATGCCTTGACCGATGTGAGGCTGGCTTTCGCCCTGTCGAAATCGGCCTGCTCCTCGACGGTGGGCTCGCGGTTCTCCGCTGTGGCCTTGTCGGTGATCGCACGCATGGCGGCGACTTGTGCGGCCTGGCGCGCCTTGAGAGCGCGAATTGTCTTGTTCACGTAGGTGACTCCAGAAATGAAAAAACCCGCACAAGGCGGGCACGGGGTGATGTCACGATCCGACCGATGGGTCAGTCGGGCTACGCTCGACGGAGCGCGGCCCTCGGGCTCGTGTCAGCCCTCAATCTCGATTTCACGTTGCATGCGGGAGAGCGCTGATGCGGAGCGCTTCACGCGCGCCTGCATCTTCGAAACGACTTGGCCCAAAGTGGCCGTTCCGTCGATCATGTTCTCGGCCTTCGCGGCGTCCGGGAGCAGCACTCGGCCTTGCCCCATGCCTTCGCGAACGGCCTTGAGACTCGTCCCGCGCCCGCGGGAGACGGCGCGGATGAATCCGTCGTAGTAGGTATCCACGCTCGTCTGAATCGCCGCTCGGGCCTCGTCCGTCAGCGGGCCGTAGGGGTTGCCCTCGACCTTGTACTTGCCGGCGGAGATGTAGCTGACCGAAACGCCCTCTTGCTTCAGGGCTTCGGAGTAGTCGGCGTGCATGGTGTAGACGCCGATGCTTCCGACTTCTGCCCCAGGGGCGGCGTAGAACTCGGCAGCCTGACTTCCCGCCCAGTAAGCAGCGCTCGCGGCGAGAGAATTCGCGACCGCAGCAATCGGTTTTGAACTTCGGGCTTCGAAAATGGCATTGCCGAGATCCTCGATTCCGTAGACAGAGCCGCCGGGAGAGT